CTGGCAAGATAAACAACGCGATCAATCGACCGATGTTTGATTGCATACAGGAGTCTCCTCGTGAGATTCCGCAATCCTTAAATCCTAAGGATTTCAGTGAAATTCAGCCTTATACTGAGGATTGCACACTTATTACTCCGCTATCGCAGAGTAAGGTGCGCCAGTATAATGAATGGCTCAAAAAACAGGGCTACAAACCGAAGTACTTCATTTCTGAAAAGAAAGCGAAGCTCCGGAATGTTGTAATTCCCGTTCCACGTGATCCACAAGCTCATATTGATGCCTTGTGGCGTGGTTTGTCACATGTCCTCCTTGTCCATAAGTGTCCCCCTCGACTTCGAGAGTACGCACGAAAAGATATTCAAAAATTTCTTTCGGTTTGTACTAAACAGAGTGAGTTAATATCTCATATGAAATATATACTCAATTTCCCTATAGCCCGCTATCTAGGTTGTCCGGAACCCTTATCACCTAGTAATAGATCTCTCTATTACCACAAGACCTTTTATCGTTGGTTCAGTCAAAGATTAAACAAGTTTTCTGTTAAGAATACTCATCTTTTCTCATCCTGGCTCCAATGTAAGAGATCCTGTCTTCCAACCGAGTCTCCAGAGATCCTGGAGTCTTATGCAAAGCATTTTTCTACTTTGACCACCAAATGTCCCATGACACCAACTACTGTATCGAGCTTCACTCAAGTTCCCGCCTTCCTTTCTCTAATCAATAAGATTAAGAGGAGTATAGGAGATGAACTAAATGAAGTTCCGTCCGTAGTTCAGGATCAAGTGACATCTATCCATGCATCTTGTGAACATACAAGAGCAGAGCAGGGGCAACATGGTTCCCTACTAGCTCAGGCATATAGCTTAGATCACTATATGATTGACCCAAAACTTCATGAGTTGGCTAAGAAGCTTCCTAAGGAAGTCCTCGAAGCTGATCCCATTCCCTATCCAGAGTATGATTTCGGAATAGAACATATCGAATATGTTCCGTTTTCAGAAAAGGAACTGAGGAATGGTGCTGGAGTTTCTTGTAATGAATATGAAGCAGAAAAAGCTTTTAATTCATTCCATGAAGAGTTGGATAGAATGAGTTACATCCCTTGTGGAGTTATTTCTAACAAAACAAGGTGTAACATCCAAATAGAAAGCAAGCTTTCTCCTCTTAAAGAGGCTTGGGAAGAAAACGTCAAACGCCCTGGTCAGGAGTTTTATGAGGATACCTTCGGGTGTCCCGTACAACTTCCTGAGGCAGTTTGCACTGGTGTTCTTGAACCCCTCAAGGTAAGAATGATCAGTAAAGGTGACCCTCATCTGTATTACCGTTGTAAAAAGATACAACTCGTACTTCATAAG